CTTGATCAGAGTATCCACAGAAGTGAATTCGTAGCTTTGATTTGTCTCGAAGAAAAGGTAGTTTGGTACACCATCTTTATTGATAGCACGGTTTGCCAGCCAATTAATGGTTTCGATTGGTGTCCAGTATGCGCTAATAAAACTGTAGGAATTTTTCGTTTCATCGACATACAGACGTTTTGAAGAGTTAAGACCTTTTTCATCCGTGAAAATTTTGGCTACCGTATCGGAAATCTTGCCGCTATATGCCTTTGAAACCTTTGTGTTTTGAGAGATAATCAATTCGTCAGAACAAAATCCCAATACGTAGTATTGCACACGCTTCTTAGCGCTGCGATTGAACAATTTGTAAACGTAGAATTCCTTTTCGATGGCAGTTTTTAGAGTAGGTGTTCTCAGCTTAAATCGAATCTTTTCTTGACCAAGTAAAGGTAAAGATGAAACCAAATCAAGAGCATCTTCAATAAGTACGGTACCAGACATGGTAGGCGAGAAGATATCTTCGAAAAGTGTGATAGTACCAATCAATCCGGTAATGTTTATTGCTCTGCCGGAATGTGATATCAATTCTGCTCGTTCTACAAGCGTTTCTCCTACAAAGGAAATTGTTTCTGCTGCTTCAGCCATTAATTGCTACTCTAAATTGTGATACAAATTCTGACAGTAATTCAGGTCGAAGGATATTTATTTCCCTCTTTTTATCATTAATCAGAGATTCATAATCGTAAAAAGAAACAGGATAGATTAATCCATTTGATGGTTCTGGATTTGTCGGAGGAACCCAATTAGCATGAAACTCCTTGTACTCCCCAACAATGATCCCATCTTTCTCATAGTGTTTTACACCTTGCCAGTAGTTACCGTATTTTTGCTGACAAAACTGTTCAAGCGCATATGTACTGAGAGGCCAGTCAACATACATACTTTGAATGTTATTGAAAATCAGAATGACCCAGAAATAATCACCTGATCCATAGAATCTTTCCGCAAGCATATGTGGCGTTTCGCCATCCACAATCACATATGATTCATACAGATCAGAGACTGGTTTATATTCCGAAATGAATGTGGCTTGACGGAATATGTCTTTCACAACATATGTCTTGTCATCAAGCTCATATGTTATGCTTGGAAATTGCTCAAAATAGCTCATATTAGTATCCTGAAGTGATCACAGAGTCTTTATTCCAAACACGTGATCTATCGATAACAACCACTTCTGTAAAGTCGAGAGTCATATCAATAGCAACTGGTGCGCCATTTGGTAAAGTTGTCCATGAACTGGAGTTTGGTGAGTAGTTAATACCAACACGGTTCAATACCGATGTTGCAATTTTTGGAATATTTGGATTGTTTTCGGTGCCACGAATAAATGACACTTCAAACTCGGCAGGGAATGTGTAGAAGAACTTGCCAGGCGAGATTTCTGGCAACGCATAATACCGAAATGTTTCAATAATACGAGTAACTTCTGCTGATTCTTTAGCAGATTTTGGCGCAAACTGAAACCGGAATGAAAACTGTCGATATCCAAGACCTTTGAACATCACTTCTTTCTTTGGATTCCGCGCCAGTCTTTCTTCAGCAAGCAAATCACGCTCACTGGTAAGCCCACTCTTAACTGAACTAAGAAAAGCGCCAATACCTTTATTCAATCCCAGATTAGCCAGTTCACCCCATGCACCATCTGCCTGACTAAGCTGCCCAAGGTTATCGACTGCGGCAGTCAAAAGTGATTGCTCACGACCAACATCATATTCAACCGAAGTACCCACAGTATGTTCATTGGGCATAGGGAGCGCAATCGCACGATCAAGACGCTTCATACCCTTCTGGATGCGCCAACGTTCTTTTTGTACTGCTGCGGAGCCATACATGATATTAAGCGCCGGATCAGCATTCTTTGAAGCTACACCCTCGGAGCCAAATTCAGATGCAATACCGGTACCATCACGCATGTCAGTAACCAAGACATCACCAGTGGCTGTATCGTCACGCAACTTCTGTGAGCGTACCGAATCATTGATTTTAAACAGCATGTATTGAACAGGCGCACCTCTTTCATCCACCTCATTTGCTGCCAGATTGAGTGGGTAAGAGAGAACCTTATTGCCTTGTAAGAGTGTATTTGCCATATTACTTCATTAAATAGTTCTAAGTATTTAATGTGAAGCAACAAATGTCAGCACCTACCTTATCAGAATTTTCATCGCATCTGCGCAGTCGTAATATTGCGCGACAAAACCTTTTTTATGTGACTATCACTCCACCAGAGGGTTTGGCTGGAAAGGTTAATAGCGAATTAACATCACTGTGGTGCCATGCTGCACAGACACCGCATATGTTTTTGGCTACCAATGATAACTTTGTAGAAAATGGTGTGCGGAGAAAATATGCGTATGATATCGATTACCAGAATTTGGTTCTGAATTTCTATGTTGATCAAGATTTTGAGGTTAAACAGTTTTTTGATGCATGGAAACAGTTAATTGTCCCATACAACAGAAAGTTTAATTACCCAGAAAGTTATACTGCACCTACACTGACTCTTTATCTGTTGAACCAAGCAGACGAAGTGACATATAAATACGAATATAAGAACGTCTACCCCAAAACAATTAACAACTTAGAATTGTCTTTCTCTGGGGCAGCATCGGTTCTTGATTTAAACGTAGAGTTTGTATTTGAGGATGTTTACTACACATCTATGAATAATATTGAAGGGGATGCTAAAACCAGTGTTCCCGAACCGTTAGTTATTACAAAACCAAAACCTGCGAACCTCGAAATTCAGCAAAGCGATTATGATTTCGAAACACCAGTTTATACCGATTTAGGAATTAGATTAATATGATCATTCAACCAACATATGTGACAACGCAACCATCAACAGGTAAGAAAATTACTTTCAGACCTTTTACGGTAAAGGAAGAAAAAGCACTGTTGTTGGCCCTGCAAGAGTCTGATATCGATACCGTGGCTATCGCAATCAACAACGTGATTGCAGCATGCACCGATCTAGACCCAAAGAAAATCCCTTACTATGATGTGGAGTACATCTATCTCCAGATTCGTTCTAAATCAATTGGTGAATTGATTGACATGATTGGTGGATGCACGTGCGACAAAGACGCGAAAACAGAATTTGAAATTGATGTGACAGAAGCGACTGTTTTACCAGAGCCACCAAAGGATACTTTGTTCAAGATCGAAGGTACTCAGTACACTGTAAAACTTGAGCATCCATCCATTCTGGATTTTGCAAAACTAATCAAGACAAATGCAGAAGCATCGTTTGAAGTTGTGGCTAATTGCATCACTGCAGTTTACACAGATGAAGAGACACTTGATTGGTCACTTGAAGAAAAAATTGAGTTTGTCGAGAGCATGACGCCACGGCAACAGAAGTTGGTAAGTGCATTCCTTAAAAAGATGCCTATGGTTCAATTGCACAGCAAATACAAGTGCAAGAAATGTGGTCTGGATCACAATAGAACCACCACAGGATTTACCAATTTTTTCCTCTAAGCCTGAGTAGGATTTCATTAGGGGAGTTGTACAAAGCACTCCACCTACTCAGGTATCGCTACAGTTACAGTACAGAGAGCATAGAGAACATGATGCCATGGGAAATGTCCCTTGAATTGGACATGATTGCATCATCGCTTAAACGAGAGCAGGAACTAAGAAATAATGGCTAGACCAGTTGTTAAAAAGTGGGTACCAAAGAACCCCGAAAAATATGCCGGTGACCCAAACAACATTACGCTGAGAAGCAATTGGGAGCGAAGATTCTTTCATGAATGCGACAACAACCCAAGTGTGCTGCACTATGCAAACGAAGAATTGGTGATACCATATCTTTGCGAGACTGATCAGCGTATGCACCGGTACTTTCCAGATGCATTGATCAAGGTGAAAACACGCACTGGTGAGATTAAGACTTTTCTGGTGGAAATCAAACCATTCATCGAAACACAGATGCCGGTTCCACCCAAAAATCCAAACACAAAGCGCTATCAGGAAGCAGTGTTGACATACGTAAAAAATATGTCAAAATGGAAAGCTGCAAGAGCTTGGTGCAAAGAAAGAGGGATTGATTTTATCATCATGACCGAATACGAGCTTGGTCTGAAAAAGCGACCATCTAAAACTTGACACTCTTCAAATACGATCTAATATTTCATGGCTGATTGGTGACACTTATCAGCAAATTTGCCCAATCCTAGGCACGTGTCAAAAGTAGGGGTCGCCGTTTAAGTTCGAAGACTAAACGTTGGCGTTAAAAAACGGTGCATTGTTAGCACCCATCCGAATATAGAATCTTCATTCCCTGTAAACTCGCAACCCGCAGGCAATCCATGTCTTCCATATGGATTGGTAAACGACCACCTGAAAAGGATGATACCCAACACAGTTGAATCTATCGAACACGAATAGATTTACGGAGTCTGTGCCCATCACAACATATGGGATGAAAACTCGGTCGATAAGGAAAATAGGAATGCGTTATCAGTACGACTCTATTTATGGAGACACGGAAAGTAGCAAGAGCTAGAGAATAATATCTCTTCGAAGTAGGATAGATAACACAAAGAACCGCAACCCCGT